TTATCTTATAGAATTGCAGATTATTTTAACATATTTATCTGCATTTTTCTCTGTAATTCTAAAATTATATTGATTAGGCGGCTCAAATAAACTATCAGTATCTTTATATTGGCTTTCTTTAACTGTATCCATCCAAACCAATATATCAGCATTGACAATATGTCTATGAATAGCTTTTGGTGCTATAAAATCGCAAACTACTAAATCATGCTTATCAGATAAGTTTTTAATTCTATGCGCTTGTCTTAATCGACCTGCTTCAGAAAAATCCCAATCATTATATTCATGTCTAATTTCATCAGCGTTTAAATGTTTAGCATTAAGCTCTTTAGCCAATGCTTTTGCTAATGTAGTTTTGCCTGATCCTGAAAGCCCTGTAATAAGTATTTTCATTTATTTATTATTTTATTTATATTTTCTTTTGTTAAATATGATCCTAAACTTAATACAATTCTTTTTTTATTACCTTTTACAAGAGTTGAAGAATGATAATATTTTGAAGCCCAATTAAACCATGCTTGATCTTCTTCTATATTAAATTCTTCATTATTAATTATAGGAATTCCTCCGCCAATTGGTTTTGAAATCATAAAATTAATTCTGATATGCTCTAAATTATTTAAATTAGGATCGGTATGAGAGTGAACAAACGCACCTTCAGTTTGAACCCCTATAAAATTTCCAAATATATGTTCTTCTATAAAATTATCAATACCTAAAGATTTATAAATTTTTTGACTAAACTCTTTAATTTCTTTAGTTAAATCTAAATCAAAATTATTTAATTGACAAAACTTTCTATTTTTTCCTAAAGTATTAATAGTCCAAAATTTTTCATTTGAATTATCAACAAAATCTAATATTTTTATTTTTAATTCTTTGTCTATAATTAAAGGTAATATCATTTTATTAATTCATTGCATTTTTTAATAATTGATTTAGATAATTCTATATCTATTTTTCTTTTATTAATTGTAGGTCTTATATCATGCTGACCTATCATATTATAAACTTTATCATCTTCAGCATGTTTGTTTATAATATTATTAAAATTATGTTCAAAAATAGGTTCTTCAATAAATAAATAAATTTTATTAATAATTTCTTTTGTGTTATTAATTAAATCATCATATTGAACAAATAAAAATGTATTGTTAGCATTATTTTCTTTTGCGCATTTAACACCATGAAATGACCTAACAATAGGCTCTGATCCATCATCAAGCAATCCTTTTTCAAGATCACCTTCCCAATTATTTTCTTTTCTTAAATTAACAAAAGATTTGACAATATCAATCAAAGGTCTTTCTAATACAATTATTTTTGGATTGGCAGTTATATATCTTTGAATTAAATATAAATTAGCTGGAATTGTCCATGACCTACATTTATCAATAACTGTTGAAGATGTTACATCTTTATAATAAATATGAGGAATTGATGAAATAACATCAAATTGAGTTTGTTGTCTATTTGTTGCTTGTAATTGTTCTTTACAATTATAAGAACATGATTGATCTAAATCCCATATCATCTGACAAACTGCTGAATTGCCTTCAGCATGAATGTCAGGATTTTGAGATAAGATGGAAGATAAAAGAGTTGATCCTGATCGTGGTAGCCCACTTAATCCTATAAATTTTTTCATATATTTTCTTTTCTTATATTGTATTTTTTATTCTACAGATTCGGGGGGTAATGGTTCGGGTGGCAATGGTTTAGGTAAAATTTGATTTGTTTCTGTTTGTAAATACCATTGATCTGCTACTACATCATCTGCACAATCTTTCCAATATAAAGGTTCTGCTACAGGAAATGTTGCACCATCATTAACAACTTGCGCCACTCTTTCACCTATAGCATTTCCTTCATAATCATAAGCTATTTCTAAAGGTGATATTAATGCTTTTTTCATAATTTATCCTTTTATTCTAATATTCAATTGTTACTACGCCATCACCGCCAGCGCCGCCGTTACTTCCGTTGCCGCCATCCCCACCACCGCCACCACCTCTATTACCAGCACCCCCAGTTCCGCCGCCAGCTTCACCACCACCCCCCCAAAAACTACTTCCACCTGAACCTGCTCCAGATGTTGTTCCGCCACTACCACCGCCACCACCGCCACCAGTTATATTTAAATCCCCAGCCGAACCAGCGCCACCTGCGCCGCCAGCCGCTCCTGAACCAGTAGCTTTAGGGCCACCAGCGCCACCTGTTGCAGATATAGTAGAAATAATTTCTGTTCCTGAAGCTACTGATGATGTTGATCCCGAAGAACCATTTTGATTATATGAACCACCACCACCACCGCTACCAATAGTAATAGCTAATGTATTTGCTGGTGTTACACTTGTTAAATATTTAATTGCAGTTCCGCCCGCTCCACCACCAGCTCCCGCCGATGAACTATAGCGACCACCACCACCGCCACCACCACCTGTAACAGTTACTTTTAAAACTGTTTTACCTGCTGGAATTGTAAATGTTGCACTTCCTGATGTATAAGCAGAAATACCGCCAAGACCACCACCACCTGATGCGGCAATTGTAATTGCACCACTTCCATTGGTAACTGTAATTCCTGATCCCGCAGTTATTGTAGCTTTTGTTAAAGTATTGCCTGTAGTATTACCAATTAACAATTGACCATTAGTATAAGTTGATTGTCCAGTTCCACCATTAGCAACTGCTTGAGTGCCTGTAACACCTGTGGCTACATCAAGCAAGCCTGAAGAATTAACCTTATTGGCTAATTGTGATAAATTAAAAGCTTGTGTCATTTATTTCCCCTTATGCCGCACCTGCTGATGCGAATGTTTGTTGAATAAATACAACTGATGTCGTTGTATATGGTGTTGTTAAACTCCATACACCTGAAGAAGTAGTATAATCAACAGATTCCTCTAATAATACACCATTAGCATATAGATTAAAAGCGTTTGCGCCAAAATTAAATGAATAATTAGTTTGATTTGCTACGCTAAAAGCTAATACATTTACAGGCGTTCCTGTTGGCGTTGTTAAATTATTACTACTAAATTGAATATTGACTAATTTACCAGTTGTTGTTGCTGGAAAATTGCCTAATGTATTTCCTGATATATCAAAATCTTGCTCATTTAAAATAGTTCCATTTATAAATAGCAATTCATATCCTGATTGAAATTCCCATGTCGTAGGCGTATAACTAGAAGCTGAAGTTAAATCATCTTCAAATCTTGAAAATGCAGGATAAGATTGAGTAGCGGCACGATAATTATAAATGCTATCGCCGAATACAACACTTGTTACAGTCGTTGTAAAGGTAATAGTGCGCGTTGAATAATTAACGCTAGATACAGTATATTGGGTTGGAGTGCCTGTATTAATAAAAGTCATAATACTGCCAGCTACAATAGCTTGATAAGGCATAGTTGCACTATCCCAAATTACATCTGCACCTGATACGCTATCCACAGTTAAAAAAGTATTATTATAAAATACTGCACTAGATTTAGCCCGCATAGATATAACTGCAATCACATCATTTAAAGTAGCGCCTACACTTAATGTTACACTTGCTGATGCGTCTGTGTATTCTGATTCTGATAATAAACATCCATTTTGAAATACTAAACATTGACCTACAATATAATCAGCATCGCGAGTTACGCTAAATACAGTTTGCGCTGAAGTTGCATCAAAATTATCAATTGTAATAAAAAAATCATCAGGGGCAGTAAACCCTACAACTCGACCATAAATATCAATAGTTAAAGTAGCGGCTGATCCAGTAAATGTAGAAGGGCCACCAAAATCTAAAAATGTATCTAATGAAGCTACTACTTGCCCTGTGTTTGTATTTTGAACTTTAATTTGACCTGTGCCAATTGTTGTAGTGCCTGTGCCAATAACTTGTCCAGTTGCTTGATCTAAATCAATAATATTTGGAGTTACACCTAAAGGATCAAGAGCTGACCATATTCTAGGATTAAATTTTAATGCAGTAGTGGGAGTAAAAGTTCCAGTTGTTCCAGCGAAGCCTGCAAAATCTGTATCAAAACTAAATTTACGACTTTGCCTATTTGCATAAGCAAGGTAAATATTAGTGCCAAAAGCAGGATCAGCTAAATACCATTTATAGTCGGCTGGATTAGAAGATGGGCTTGATGATGCAGTATTATAAAGACCAAAATAAGTTCTATTTGTAGGACTAAAATTAAAGTTACTTGAGCCAGTTATATTGTCAGCATAAGCTACAGATATATATTTTTCTGTATATTGAAATGTCATTGGTCGCCATTGAAAAACTGTTGAAGCCAATGAAAAATCACTTGTTGCAATTTGATTAACCATGCGACTAAAAAAATACCAATTGCCTGCTGAAATGCCATAAAGTTGAACAGTTGGCATAGTAGTATTAATGCCATAAGGATTGCCATTAGATTGTATAGCCGTAGTGCCTGCAAATATAAGTTGAGCAGTAGTTGGATATTGATAAGCTGAATACCAAATTTCAGCATATTGTGTTATGCCTGCACTTGAGCTTGTAATAGTTACATCAAAATAAGGATTATCAACTGATGGATAATTAGCTGATATAACAGGAACAGGAATTGTGCCAAAAGTGATTGGTGAGCTAATACCAGTATTTGACGCGGGTGTAAATTGCGTTATATTTATGTCGTCATAAACTTCAGGATTATATTCCATTAAAGTTAATTCAGCCGTAATTGCGCCTGTGTCTGCTATTTTTTCTACAACTTTTGACACTCTATATAATTTAGCATTCCAACCATAATTAGTATTGGTAACTGTTACAACATCGCCAGCTTCTAATTGAATACCAATATATGTAATTTCTAAAACAACTTGCAAATCTTCTCTAGCCGCTTCAAGCATTCTGTTTGCAAGGTATTGAGCCGTTACATTATTATTTGTTAAATATAAATTAACTGATTGTTTATTAACAGGCTCATTTGGAAATAGCAATGTAGGCGCAATAGTTTGAAGATCAAAAGTAGCTGAATTAAATGTATCTTTTTCTGATACATCAGGAAATTTAACTTCTATTACATTAAATGAATTGGCTAAATCTATAGGTGTAATTTGTATAGGCGAAATGATATTGCTATCACTTAAAGCCATTGCTACTGTATATGTTGGCGATTGAGTAATAACGCCCCAAGTCCCTGTAATTTCATTATATTTAACCAAGCAATCGCAACAATCTGACATTGCTTGAATGTTTTGCATAATTTTTTGATTAGTATCTATTACGCCATTAAATTCAAATCTTGGTTGCGTTGAAGAACCGCCTGTATATGGCGTATAAGTAAAAGATGCATCTGAATAAGTATTTAATGCGGTTAAAGAATTAGTATCAATTGAAGATGTAGGAATAGCCGCGCCATAACGAGTAGAAGTAAAATAATCTAAAAAACAATCACCTGGCGATTTTCTTGCATTTGTTATTTCAAATCTTGTGGATTGCAATGAGGTTAAAGCACGATCAGCATTATATTTGAGATGAATAATAGCAAAAGCGCAATTGCTCATTAATTTAGTGCTATCCCATGTATAAATTAATCCTGCTGATTGCATAATAGTTATTGCAGATATTCCACTATTAGTTGGATAACTTGAACCATTACGATATAAATATATATCCATATAGCCAGCTATATTTTGAACTTCAGCAGTTGATTCATCTTCTAATGAATCGACAGAATATCCATTAGCATTAAAATTAACTTTTTTACCGCCCCAATATATATTTCCAAAAGTAATCGTATCAGGCAATCCACCTGTTTCTGTGTTTGTTACTTCAGATAAAGATATAACCCAATATATGTCTTGATTGTCTGCCGTAATAGACATATCGGTAACAATGCCACCCACATAAGCTTTGCCATAAACAACTGGTAATTTGTTATCGCCAGCAGGCGGAAGTTGTTGGCGACTGCCAGGATTAGGTTGATTAGCTTGTTCAAAATTACCTGCGCTTGGGGGTTTAGGTGCAAAAAGAGTGGATACAATAGTTGATGCAACCATATTGATTGCAAAGCCAACCGCAGTAATAACCCATGAAGCATAACCTTTTAATAAAGCACCAGCAATAATAGAACCTGCCGCTAATGCTTCAGAGCAGTATAAAAACCAAATTAAAAAAAGTAATATAAAACGAATCATTGCATCCAATTTTCTTCTATTTTACCAAATCCAAATCTAGCATAATTAATATCAGGGCTAGTTATCATTTTAGTCATTGTAAATAATTTAATTCTACCTTCATCTTTTAATTCTTTAGCTTTATCTATATAAGCTTTTAATAATTTATATCCTATTGTCTTATGTCTGTATTCAGGTTTTACATACCATGCTAATTCATACAATGCAAAAGTTTTATCGCACCATACAATAGGGCTAATAATGCCCATAATAAATCCTATGTTATCTTCTAAAAAAATTACGCCACGCCCTGCAATAATACTATCTATAATAGAATTAAAATAATCGGGATTATCAATATCTTTATATTGTTTTATTGGGCTTTCATCCCTAAACATTCGCATCATATTTTGTAATTGTATTTTGTCGTATTTTGTAGCCTGTCTTATCATACATCCTTGCCAAAAGAATAATTTATGGTTTCTATAAAACCAACTCTTTCCATAGAAGTATCAGTTGCATTCCAATACATCCAAGCATTATCATTGGTATATCTGCCAGCCGTTCTATTTTGTAAAATAATTTGTATGCTTGATGCAGATACATTAATAACACCTACATACATTCTTATTTCTTCCATCCATTGTTCTGATATTGCAAAAGAATTTACATAACCTGTAAAAAATTTATATAAACCGCCTGTGCCACCTGTAGTTATTAATGCGCCATTAGTATCAAAAAAACCATGCCACATTTCAATATAAGAACCTTTTATTTCATGACCTAAAGTCCAACCTAATAAAGCAGTATCAATTCCAACAATAGTCATACTTGTTTCATTAGCAGTTGATTTAATATCTCTTTGAACATCGCCTATGCTAACTAACGATCCAAGAGCATCAAAAGGTTCGCTATCAACTGCGGCTATAGTTAATGCACTTGGTGTTGTAGCAAATCTATAAACCACTTCTTCATAAACTGTGCCTGTGCCTGATCCAACACCTGTGGCTACAAATATTGTGCCATAGTTATTATTAGCCGCACCCCAAGAAGTCCAATCAGTAGGATTAATTCCGCCAGTAACAGTAGTTCTAACTGTATAAGTTTGACCAATAACAAGATTGCCAGCAGTAACAGTTGCTCGCGTTGTTACGCGAACAAAATCTGCCATTCTTATATTGTTAGTATTGGTTACGGGAGTTATTACATTCATAAAACATCTTCAATTGCTACAAAAGGGCCATTCCAAGATATAAATGAATCATTAGTCATAGGCACTAATGTATAGGTAGGATACTCTCTTAAAATTACAGGAAATGTAACGCCTGTATAATTTATGCCGCCCAAAGATATAGTCGTTCCATATTGACCAATAACTGCGCCAATTGCACTTACTAAAGTATCAATTAAATTTCTGTGAACAGGAATATTAACAGTTGAGCCACCACCTCTTTGAACATCAGCCGTTGCAATATAAGCATATCGACCTACTTGACAAAAATCGCCTTTTTTAACAATATAAGAACCTGAAGATATACTAGGTAAACTACCTAATACAAGTGTTTTATTAGCGCTTGAAGTTTGCCATTGGCAAGCCGCAATTTCGCCTAATGTCATATCGCCTTGATATGCCACATAATTAAGCCAGCCAATATTTGTAAAATTAAGATATTGCTCTGTAGCTTTATCTGCTACGCGCAAAGATGATAACAAATCTCTATTTTGACTATAAAGCAAATACTTCATAGGATTCATTGTAAATTCAAAAGGTTGAACAGTAAGAAGTTCGGAAGTTGAGATGCGCTGATTGCGACTTAAAATTTGACCAACAAGCTTTTGATCATTAATTGCAATTGATTCTGAAACTTCTAATATTGTATTTAATGACATAATTATTATCTCGATTGTGGCAATGATCTTGTAGCGGATTGATTAGCCGCGAATACCGCTTGTTTATTTCTTGATAAAAATTGTGTTGCTGATTGCGTATCAATAGCACTCATGCTTGCAATATAAGGCCCATTATACACTACTTGAGAGCCACCGCTCATAGAGCTTAATTGATTGTTAGGAATAATAGTTCCACTTGATTTTGGAATCATTAATTCAGGCCCTTGTTCACCTACAAGATACGGCGCGCCACCTGCAACATCGCCGCCACCTGCTCTAGCACCTATATGAATTGATCCACCTATTGCGCCTGTAGAACCTGTAAACATTCCGCTTCCGCCACCGCCACCGCCAAATAATTTACTAAAAAATCCGCCTACACCTGATCCTTGAAATATAGCAGTTGCTTGAGCTTTTAATTGAATTTTAATAAGGTCTGAAATTATGCTACGAGCAAGATCACCAAAACTTAATTTGCCTGTTTGAACAAAATTATCTAATGCAGTTTCAAGATTTTGTGTTACAGATACGAATGCTTGCTCACCTAATTTAGCGGCATTAGAAGCGTTATCTGCATAAGTAGCAAAAGCTTTTTTCCAACCAAATTCAAAACTTCTTTGTGATTCAGCAATTTGATATGCTTCTTGCGCCCTTTTCTTTTCTGATTGTGCAAATTCATTAGCTTGCTCTTGATTCATTTTCTTTTCAAGAACCAATAGTTTGCGCTTTTGTTCAATATCAAATAATTCTAATTGCAGTTTTTTTTCGTTTTCTGCAAGAAAAACAAATTCAGCTTCCTTTTGATTTCTTTGTCTTTTAGCTTCAGAAATTTGCAGTTCTTTTTTATAAAATTCTTCTTGCTTTTCTGCAATCTCTTTTAATCGTTTTAATTCTGCTTTTTGTTTTTCATCAAGTTCAACTGCCCTAACATCTTTTTTAGGTGCGGCCATACCGCCAATACCTGACATAATGCTAGGAATAGTAGCGCCTTCGACAGAGCCGCGTGAAGGAAACTCAAACTTTCTTAAACCCTCTTTATCTAGCCAAGCCGCCCACCAACCAGCTTCTTTTCTAATTTCAGCAAATCTATCAATTGTTTCTTTTGATTTTTTTTGCCAATTTTCCATAGCAATTGTTACATATTCAAAAGCTGGGCCAAGATTATTAGCAAGTGTTACTTTTAAATTCATAAAAAATCTATCTAATCTATCAACAGAATTTCCTATGCTTTTAAAAATTTCATCTGATCCTGCAAATTGATTTTTAGTTTTTTCAAACTCATCCGCCATACCTTTAATATCAACACCGCGAATAGCTCTGCCAAACATATCCATAGCAAGCGCATTGCGTTTAGCGGTATCTTCAACGCCAGCAAGGGATTTAATTGTTTTTTCAAATAACTCTTGAGGGGCAAGCGTTCTTAAATCTTTTAAAGAAACGCCAATAGATAAAAATGCTTTTTGCGCTTTTGATGATCCTTGAGCGGCTTCATCAATTTTATTAGCGAACGATGCCATGAGTTTGCCAGCATCATCGGCATTACCACCATTTGTTGATAAGGCTTGCGACATACGCAATACAGATTGAACGGACATTTCATTAGCTTTAGCGACATCGTTTATTTTGTCAGCAAAGTTAATTGCTTCGCGAGCGGAAGCAGTAAAGGCTACCGCAACTGCGCCTAATGATAATTTTGCGCCTGCGCTAAAACCTTCTACTTTATCTTTAGCTTTACCTAGATTGGCATTAAACTCGCCCGCATCAAGCCCAAGTAAAACCGCTAATCTTGAAATAATTGCCATAGTTATTTACCTTTAAATCTATCCATTTTAAAGTTTGGTGCTTGGCTCATAAATAAAATAAGTGAATCGCTAGGATTAACTTTTTCTATGCCATAAAAATATTCATAAGCACTACCTAAAACGCTTTTTAGAGTATAAGGTTGGCTACTACTTGCTCTTAAATAATTAAAAACTCCAGCTATTAGAGTTCCTTGCATATTTAATAAAGCTCTATTTCCAACTAACCCATCCGCATACATGACTGTTATTTCATTCATGGTTGCTTCATCAAGCGCATCTATATCTTGTATTGTATGCCCGTTAAAAACCATAGACGCGCGAACTTGGGTTCTTAACGAGCTTACTACTTTGACTTTATGTCTTTATAGTCAGGGCTAATAACCTCATTAATTTTTTCCACTAAAGTCATTTGAACTGTTAATGGAAATTCATTTTCTACATCTTCATAAGTTATATCTTCTAATGATCCCGTTTCAGGTATTAGAAATTTAATATATTCAGTTATTCTGTGTTGCAATATATGTTTATTTTTAGCGGTTTCTTTTACTGACCTGCCATCAATAATAAAATCATTATCTTTAACTTCCACACCTTCTTGATTTTTAATATTTTCAAAGGTTTTTATCATTAACTGATATTCTTGTTCTACTTTTTCTTCATTAGGATTTTTAAAGTAATTATAGATAGCTTCAATTTCTTGAACGCTTGGCACTCTTACTTTAAATGTATGATCGCCTAATTCAAACGATCTAGTTAATACCGATAATCTATTTTCCTCGTATTTTTTACCGAGTGCTGATCCTAATTTGCTCATATCTTTTCCTTATGTTGTTAAATTTTTAGCTTTGTATGAATCCATTTTTTGTTTAATAATTAAACCTAACCTTGTTGCAACGGCTTGAGCTTGTGATTCTAATGATACTCGCATAAATGGTTTAGCTGACATATTAGCCGTTCCAAATTCATTTGCTATAGCTCTAGCGTCAAACATAACGCCTGCTTCAGTATAAAATTTCCTTCTAGCCTTTTTGTATTCTTTACCTTTTAAATTACCATATTGAGATTGAAATTGTTGTTTTACTTTTTTAGGGATTGGTCGAGATGAAACGAGAGATATAACAGAATCTTTTGGTGTTACATATCTTGATTTCATGTCTTTTCTAGTAGGTCGCCTTGCAGTAATATACAAAGAACGATCCAATGCACCTGTGTCTTTAGGTGATAATGCTTTTGCCATAGCCAATACAGGCTTCATGGCTTCTCTAACTGCTGGTATTAATACTTTACTTTTTGCGTCTTTGTCGCCAAATTGTTCTTGAAATTCTTTAAATGCATCAAGAGTTTCTTTTAAACCATTGACGGCAAACTTGACACTCATTATTCTGCCTTAATTATTTTTTGATAAATCGTATTATTAAGTTTAATAGCGTAATCAACGGCCTGTTCGGGCGTTAGTTTATCAGCATGATTTTTAGCAATATCGTGAGCTAAAGCAATGCCTGTTAAGCGTTGTTGGGCAAACCCAAACCAGTTCTTTTGACCTGAACCAGCTTGGGATACCAAATAACTTAATAGATCATCAGTTGTTTTAACTTGTGTTGTCATTTCTTTTCCTCAATTAATTAAGAGTTAGACCATCCGTATTGGTTGCCGCGTGGATGAACTGTAAACATACATTTAGCTTCAGCAGTTGGGTTAGGATCAACTTGGAATTGACCTACGCGACCATTGAATGCGTAATTAACATAATCTGTTCCATCAGTTGCTTGAATAACAAAAGTTCTATCAATTGTGCCGTTTTCAGCATCATCTCTCATTAATAGTAATTGTGTATCAGCAGGATTCCATGCCGCAGTAATAGTCATTGATGTTGGTGGAGCTTGTGTAGGAATCTTGTCAGATTGACGAGAACCTGCCACATTGTAATTAGCCATTGCATCATCTTGACCAAAAGCAGGGATAGCTTCTACTGGTAAAACATTAGCTGAAACACAAAAAGCGTCTGTATTAGCGAATGTTGATAATTCAGCAATTGTTAAAACAGTTGGAGTTGCACCTGCTTGACAATATAGAGTTGCGCTAAAACCTGGTAAAACTTTATTTGGAAGTGCCATAATTATTTCCTCACATTAAAAAAATTAAAAAATCTTATGTTGGTATATATAAAGTGCAGTCCATAAATATATTATGAAGCCCAATCTCATTGTCGTATCCATGATATAACCACACTACATCTGCCTTTGAAACATTAAAACTATGGCCACCGCCACCAAAAGTTCCACTAAAACCATGTAATGCTTGCAAAATATCGTTAGAGGTATCAAAACCATCTGCCATTTCTTGCGTAAATACACTAATCTGAAAAACAGGGGTATCTATACCTTTAATACTTTGAACATTACCAGTATAAACTGGTTGATGCACATCTCTTAATTGCCAAGTAATAAATTTAGGTTGCGTTGCATAATTTCTATTAAAATTTGCATATACAGGTATAGGCGTAACTATACTAGATAATTCTGCCTGTATTGCCTGTGCATATTCTCTAACATCTTGTTGAGTTGCCATCTATACATCTACACTTGGTTTATTAAAGTAACATATTAAAGTTACACTCATTCTATCATTAGATATACTAGAATCAGCTATTCGCCAATCAACATTTTGATAAGTTATTGAATATAAATTATCGTTATCTACTATATCTCTAGTATATGGTGTGTAGTTAAATTTCATTTGCACCAAATCACTATATATTCTAAATTTTTCTGAAGAAGCTACATTAGCTCTTACTTCAGATATTAATGGTCTGCTTGTAAATTTAAGAGTTTTAGTTGTTTGTGTTTCACCATAACTGCTTGTGGCAAAAGACAAGTCATTAACTTCTACTGTTTCAAATTTTGTTATTGCCATTTACATTACCAATGGTTTATAAGGTCTTAATAAACAATCCACTCCATAAGGAATCTTTTGCAAGCCATCGGTTACTGATTCTGATCTATTATTATAAAGATGAGTAAATAACAATAAGCCAGCTTGTTTAATTACAGGATAAGCTTGTGTAAAGTTTGCATTTTGTGTATATTCAACAATAACAGGACTTGTTCTAAAAGTGCTTACATCCGATGGAATGCCGCTATTTAATACAACTTTATTTCCTGTCGAATCATAATAATAATTACTTGAAGCAATCGTTGTTAAAACGCTTGGTGTGCTTCCATTATAATAAGCAACTTTTGTAATACTTAAATTACCGCTATTAAACTTATCAACATAACTTGTAACTGGCAAATCTAAATAAACAGGCGTTGAAAAATTAGCTGATAAGCCATAATAAACCCTATATGAAGTAGGGAATATTGACATACCAAGATAATCTTCAATATGCATGCGAACCGCTAATTCTAAACTTTCTAAATACGCATCTTGCGATTCGTCAGTTCCTAAATTTAACTGTTGCGCTATTTCGTCTATTGTTAGCCAGTTTGTAGTTAAGTCGCGACTAATCTGTTCAAACTTATCATAGTTGAACGGATTGCGAATAGTTCCATACGGCACTTGCCCTAATGTATCAGTCATTATGCAGAACCTATTAAAAATACTCCAGCGAAAGGATCACGAATTGTTGATGCTAAACGCTTTTCAGCATAAAGCGTTACAAAACCTGGAGCAGTTTGGTCAAAGCGTTGAATTGTCATTTCTTCAGCATCCGCAATAGTATAAAAATGTTCCCAACAAGCTAATACGCCTGATAAAGAACCTGATCCTGGAGTTGTTAAATATGGATTAGGTATAACAGGGAATCCAAATAAATAAACTAATGATCCACCATCTTCCGTTCCTGTTTCTACAAACATTGGAGCGCCACCTGTTGATCCTTTTAATTTTCTTAATTGAAGAATTAAAGATGGATGTAAATGCCACGCCGTTCCTGGAACATTCATATATTGTGAAGGTAAAGCTTTAACTGCTTCTACAATTTGATCATAAGTTATTTGAGTGTTAGTAAATTCAGTTTTTAATATTGTATGAATACCATTTGTTATTGCAGTTCCACTACTTCCATAAGCTGGAGTAGAAGCGCTTGTTAAGTATGTAGTCAAACCTCTTAATCCACTTGTTCCGCCTGTTGAAGTTGTTGATGATCCTGCTTGGTCATCATTAGTTGCCATTGATTGCGCTTCTAATTGACTAAATTCCAACATTAAATCATTAACAAGAGCTGAATCAATAGCATTGATGTCATCCATAACGGCAGTTCTAATTGGTAATTGAGCAGTAATAACTCGTGTTGGCATTTGCCAAGTAGTTGTAGCAATATTTGGTGAGCCTGTATTTGGAGTAACAACATACAACCAAGGATTTGTTGAGTTTGCGGCATTACCTGTCTTTGCTACAAATTGAGCGGCTGATCCTGTGTATGTAACTTGACGGCTTCCCATTCTAAATGGATTTGCATATCTTAAAGCGGCAAAAGCGTCATCAAAATAAACTCGACCACCAATATTTAAACCTGATCCTGTTAGCGTTGATGCTTCTTCTACATCTTTGGTCTTATTCTTATCAGTAAAATTAACTGTGGCCTTGCCTTCAGTTAAAGCCTGTTTAATGCCATTTAAAATTTTATTAGATGTATTCATTTGTATTCCTAATTAGTTAAGAAAAAAAGGCGGCGATAAAACCGCCTTTTCCCCATATTACATTAATGCTATAGATCAGCAGTTTTTGTTGATCTGTAACGAACTAAAGC